GCAAGACCTGTTGCTGTGGTGGTTGGGTATCTTACGATGGTCGCATTAAGACTAGCGAGAGCAGTAATACGATATTTCTGACCGTCAGCTTCTTGTAGATAGATAATATCACCTACAGAGAACCCTGTAGCTGAAGTCAATGCAACGACTGTTTCACCAGCTGGTTCAGTAGCAGATGTTGTTGTTTTTGTTGTTTCTGAGAAACCAGCAGCAGTGCTACACATTTCAACACGCAAACTGTTACCCCAACTACCAGCACTTCGAGCAGCGAAAACGCCCACATTAGCAGAACCATCGTCATAAGGACCTGTGGATCCATCACCATCTGTGTAGTGCTTATTATTTTTGATTAGAATTGCTGTACCACTGACACAAGCATTAACCGCACTAGTTGTCTCAATTCTAACGACCTTTAATGTATTACTATACATCAAGAAAGACGCAGCACTATACCAATATTGATGGTTTGTTGTATTTGGTTTCCCAAAAATATTTACCAATTGCTGCTCACTTGAAATGGTCACTACCTGATCTACAGGACCCTTTTCTGCAATGATAGCAATACCACCAATACTAGTAGGTTCATTCCTAACAGAAGTCGTTAGGTCTTTCTCTTTAATAGCAATACCAGGTGAAACTAGATCAACCATTTTTCTATTTCTCCTTGGTTATTATTGTTTTACAACCATAACAAAGATTATACCTCAATTTTTTGTTGTTACAGTTATTTAGTTTTTTTGGGTTCTCTAAATAAACATCTGTCTCCTTATCAAACTAAACCGACTAAATAATAAGGAGACTAATGTTTATGAAAGGCATCTATGTAATAAAAAATAACGATGACGAACCTGTGTATGTGGGTAAGGCAGTCAACATCTACAATAGGTGGGGAGACCATCTATCTAACTACCCTTATAACGAATACAAGTATGAAGTATTGGAGATAGTTGAAGGTAGATTAAACGAAAGAGAACAATATTGGATAGACGAAATGAATACACTACTAAACGGAGATAACAAAGTAAGAGCAGTCAGGGTTGTAGAAACCAGACAAAGACCCAACCCCGAAAACTTACCCCCGATATTAAAAACAGGATATCCAAGAAAACGAGTGTTAGATTTACTTAAAACATTTGACGGAGATAGTTGTAGTGTCTGTGGTGATCCAACGACACGATACCTCACTTGGTATCCATATCACAATAAGATTACATCACTCCTTTATCGTTACGGTACAAGGACCCCAGAAAGAAAAGAAGCACTAGACCTGATAGATGAATGTAGACCAGTGTGTCATCACTGCATTATTGATAAAGAATGGGGAGAAGAAAAGGCTCCTTTCTAACTCCAATCGGGATAATTCTTTACAGGCCGCCAGTAGTCACCATCGGTATCTACAAAGGGAGCTAAGTCATCTCCATAATGTACACCATCATCAATAAACCCAAACGGTGCCATATCTGCTTCAATAACATCCTTCTGACTATCAAATAGTTGTTTACGAATATCATCATCTGTTAGCTCTTTAAAATACTGTTGGTCAGTCAACCACGCAAAGAATACCAGACACATCATCAAGTCATCTGTTCCACCATCTTCAGCCTCAAAGGATTGCCCCTTCTGAATGAATGTACTCATCTCCACGACGATATCGAAGTCGGGGATATGTAACTTGTCACCCTCGACTAGTTGTTTCAATGTAGAGCATCCTATACGCTTTAACGACTTGGTTGTACGGATACCCAGATCACTTTCCCCATCACCGAATCCACTACTGACTATCTGACCAAGACGACCTTTGACTTGTGACTGTATGATATTCTCGTATGCCATGTCGTGGTGTAATGCATCTGCCACCTGTCCACCAATGTCGTTAATCTCTACTAGAATGTGAGCATCGTTGTATGTCTTTGCCGCACGATAGATAATGTCTGGAAAGATAAGAGGTTTGATTTCATTACTACGATATTTTGCTACTACTCTATAGGGTATGGTTGTAATGTCTACTACAACAAATGCTGAATAGTCGTTTGATGAACCACGAGCAACGTCAACAGTAATACAATACTGATTTTCTTTCTTAGGTCTTTCCCAAACATCAAACCCAGCACTTCTTTCCATTGGGTCTATGTGTGGTATCGTTTGTATCTTTGTGGGTGATATTAAAGTATCAACACTACCCAAGAAGGAACATTCAAATTCTTGTAGAAACTGTTGTTCACTTGTATTCTTAATCGTTTGTTCTTTCCAGGCCTCATCTCTACCAGGCACTTCCGACCAATGCACTTCGATTGGTTTAAACTCATTAGTGCCGTTCTCTGCCTCTGTCCACATCTTGTAAAACATATTCATACCGTGTGGTGTAGAGATAATCATTACCTTTGATTTCTGACCAGATGAGATTGTAGGATACACAGAAGAAAAGAATGCCTCTGCGATGTTTGATGGAATAAACGCAAACTCGTCAAGGAAAATAATGTTGTATGAACCACCACGAATGGCAGATGCTGATGTTGATGCTGCAAGTATCTTAGAACCATTCTCTAACTCTAACGACCCTTTGTTCCAGTTCATCACACCCATCTGTAACCAACTAGGTAGATGTTCGTATGCTAACTGCAATCTAGATAACAAGTCTCTTGCCGTAGATGCCTTGTTAGCAAGAATAGCAACATTTACATTATCATTAAAAATGATGTAATGTATTAGATAAGATAAAACAACCGTAGACTTACCAGACTGTCGTGGTAGTTTGCAGATTGTAAAACGCTCTTCGTGAAATGTTTTTACAATCTCCTGTTGAAAAGGATACATATTAAAAGGTATAAGACCCTCATCAATACTTACGATATTGACATACTTCTCAATAAAGTAAATGGGGTCTTGAGAACACTTGATAAATTCTTTAATCTGTTCTTGTGTAAACTCTTGGCGAACTAGAGCAGATTTTAGATTAGGGTTGCCTTTATAAGTTTCAACCATCTTTATTCTTCAGCAGTGATTGTAGTTCTTTAGTAGAACCTACGAATAGAGCATTGGTAACATGACTAGGACCTTTATCGGGAACCTCTTTTAGTTTCTGCATCTTCTCTTGTAAGTCTGCCAATCGTTCCGTCACTTCTGAAACTGTTTTGATAAGTTGCCCTGCGACTTCATAGGTTCGTGGGTGTTCTTGTTCTTTTGCAAGATCAAGTATACCAGTAATAGCATCCTGACCACGCTCAATGAGATTGTAGAAGTTTTCCCGACTATACTTGTAGTCTATGTCGATTTCATCCAAACCCTCCTTAGGCATCATCACAGACGTACCTGGCAGTGGTTTTGGATCAATTATATCTTGTTTGATGTCTTGTTGTATTCCCAAGGCATCACTAATCGCTTCGTCAATTCTACTCATACAACTATTTATTAAGTCGGTATTGTAATCAACTCACTACACTCAACTGTAGGTAGTGTAAAGTTTCCGACAGCCGAATATATGTAGAGATAATTATCACTAGATCAAAGAGTAACTTTGCGATATCGTCTGAATAATCTGCCATTTACACCCATTCCGATGTTGATTCGTTGAATCCAAAGTTATCATCATCATCACCCGTACCAGTGACCTGAACTGTAAATCGTTGGACTCTGGTAGGTGCAGCTGCCGGTAGATCAGTGTATGTATCGGCTGATACCTTTGTGATTGGTTTGGCAGTTGTAACAGGACCGTAGACGTATGACTTAGCAGTAAACGATAATGTGTAAATGATTGCTCGTCTTGTTGTAAAATCACCTTCGTATGTATCTTCGTACCCAACACTGTTGAGTACAAAAGGAACATCACGAACAATGTCCATGTCAGGAACTTCTTTTATCGACACAGTATACTCCGGTTGAAAGAATGGGAGTATCTGTTCGATGATCTGAATACCATCATCACTATTCTTTGCCATAACAAATAACTCAAAATTCATATTATAAGGCACAGGTGTATACTGAGTAGACATCTGTTTCAGCTTCTTATCGGTAGTATTAGAAACTTTTTTCTGCCTTATAGTTCTATTTAGTTTTCTTGTAGAGTCATAATCAAACGACTGAATCTCAAACCCAATACGAGGCAAAGTCAATGCGACCTGTTGTGTGGCCCCAGGATCTTGTGTAAGTCGTGTGATAAACTTCTGCTTTGGTCCATAGGCCAAAGGAACTTTCATAGTTTGTACTGTACTTCCAGAACTATCTTTTCTTGTGATTTGAATGTCATTGAATAAACTACCAAAAGCAATGATAGTCTTTCTCAGACTTTCGTTGTAAAAATATTGTCCTAACATTTATATACTCTCCGCTGGTTCACCAAAAGGATTCTTCTCTGTGAAATCTAACACTGGGTCTGTAGAACTTGTAATCGCATCTTCAATCCAATCATTGTCTGCCAACGGATCAGATGTAGTAATCTCATATTCTTCATTGATGATGAAGAAGGAGTATTTCGATGTTGATTCTTCTGTCATTATAGAACCAAACCCAGTTTCAGTTTCACCTATAAGAACACCGGTGCCACCATCTGTGGCCGTTTCAAGTTCGACAGTACCAGTACCGTATAGGTTAGTACCTCGTTCAAGTTCGATATTCTCAACATAGTTTGTAGTTGCTCCCTGTTCAGAAAGGAACTGCCATTGTAATGCATCGCCTGTGTTATCAGTTTCAATGTTATCAATAGCATCAATGCCTGTGTCAATTCTCTCATCGGAGTATTCAACAGTACGGCAATAAAGTTTGTAGACCGGTAGATTATCTATCTGATAGAATGGGTCATCTATATCTACAAAACTAATCTCAAATAAACGCCTAACATTAGGCATATAAATCCAATCACCTTCTCCAGGTCTAACGGAAGTAATCAGATTGGCGTCGTGTGCAATTAGGTCTAAC